TTTTAATAAATAAAAGACGAGGGAAGCTAACCGAAAACTCCACCATTACGTGCAAGCCCTCGAGTACAAATATACAAAAATATTTTAAATAAAAAACGCCCTACCGAAGTAGGACGCCAAACTATGAGAACAAAATCAATTAATGAATTACAAATATAATAAATTTAATCAATTAAAGCACGTATGTTAATAGTTCTTCTATCTACTTCTCCAAATCTTTTATGATAAGTTATTACTTTACTATCTCTACCGCTTAACCAACCTCCACGACTAGCGTAAGCATCTTTAGCCGCTAACGTTCTATGTTGTTCAATTACCATTAAGTTAGTCTCTTTTACTTGCATATTATGTAAATGACCCGTATGAGCGTAGACATTTTTAGACCTTCCAAATTGCTCTTTGAACTTTGCAGTAAATACGGTATCAATGTTGTTTAATTTTCTTTTGTGTCCGTGATGATAGAATAATACAGTTTCGCCCCACTCAATACAATAATACGGATCAGGGCTAGTATCTATTATAACGCGAGGTTCGTTCTCGTAGAAAGCCGCAAACATCTCACGTAACCAGATAGAACTGGATTCGTCATGGTTACCCTCTGCCATTATTACGTTAACGGTTTGATACTTGTCTAGTAACATATTTATTACTTGCCTAGATACTCTTATAGCGATTCTAACAAGTTTACTGAATCTAGTGTCAGCATCTAATACGTGTTTGCTTTGAGGTGTTACGGCTAGTATACCATCCCAATGTAGAAAATCCCCAAGTTGAGCAAAAATACAAGTACTTGCAAAAGGGCTATTTGTTATCGCATAACGGAAGTAATTCAATAAAACTTCTTCGGCTATTTTCAAATCCCAATCCGCGCCCGTTTCCTCTCCCCATGCCATCATACCCAGGTGAAAGTCTGTTAATGTATATTGGTTGATTAACTCGCTTTCAACGATAGGCATTTTATACTCCCTTGGCTTAACAGGTTTAATGTCTTCTATTAAAGCTTTGACTGCCTCCCTAGCCGCTTTTAGTCTTGTTTCTTTGTCGACTTCGGTCTTAGTCCATTCCATGACTAAATTACCGTCAGCGTCTTTTAAAGTAGATTTGCCTTTTATGATTAAATGCTCACCTCTTATTCGGCTTAATTCTGCTTGTTGATTAGGAGTTATAAAATACTTCGGATTGCCCTTTTTAGGTTTCTTCTTAATCTCAAAGCCCAACGCTTTAGCTTCTTCGTTGTTAAGTCTAACTCCTGCTCTATTCATAGTTTTGAATTTGCACCTAAAATACAAATATTTTTTGACTTAACCGAAAGTAGCTTGTTGCTTTATATTCGCTACTGTGTCTTGTGTATTTGTTATGTCTTGTTCTAGTACGTAAACTTTTTGAGGTATATCTAAGAAAGTACTACCCGAATCGAATTGATTATTATCTGGCGCGTCTTGTGCTGCTCCTTCGGTATCTGGTACGTCTATATCACCGCCTCCGCTTATTGAACTAACGTTAGGAAGAGGCGCACGTAATATTGTTGCAACTTGTGCAAACGCTCCTAATACCGTAGCAATTTGTGCGGCGATAAATAAAGGCGTAGCAACTACCGCACCTGGAGTAGTAGCGGCATCTTTAACAGCACCAGCAATAGCCGAACTAATAGCACTAGCCGTATCAATAGCAACTTGTGCAACTGCGAAAGCCTTTCTAATTTGCGCATCCCTTTTTAATCTTTTTGCTTCGTCCTTAGAAAGTTTCTCCCCTGCTTGTTCTTTCGCTTTTATCCGTTCTATCTCCGCACCAAAAGCTAGGTCATTAAGAGCGTTTAAAGAGTTTAAAGATTGTTGTGCTATTGCTATTTTTTTATCTCTTGCTTCCTCTTCTTTTGCTATTTCTTCTAGTCTATCTTGCTCCTTTTTATCTTTCGCTTGTTGGTCTAGTTCGTCTTGTTTATCTTTAAATTCTTGTCGAATATCAAATAACTCCGCTTCTCTCGCTGCTTCAAGTATGGCTATATCTTCTCCGTATAACTCAGCTTCTGCAATTAAATTATGATATTTAGTCCTAACCTCATTCTCTTGAGTTTGTTGGTCTTGTTCAAACCTATCATAGTATTCGCTTTCAATTTTACTTAGCCTATCGTAAAAGTCTTTTTCTTTGTCCTCTCTCTCTTTTCTTAACCTATCTTGCTCTTTTCTTCTTTTTTCTAGAGCAGCTTTTTCTTTCTTCTCTTCTTCGGCTCTTGCCTTATCCGCTATCTGCGATCTCTTTTCGTGTTCACTTCTTTTTAGTGCGGTTATTTCAGACTCTGCCTCTGCTACGTTTAATTGTATCGATTCAGTAATTTCATTGGCTTGAGTTTCTAAATTTTCCAAGTCAATACCTTGCGCTTTCATCTGCGCCCTAAACGCTTCTTCCGTCAGCCCTGAAAACTTTAACCTTTCTTCCCACTTTTTACGCTGAAGGTCTACGTAACTATTAAACTCATCTAAATAAGATTGTTGGATAGCTAGATTATCTTCCAAAACTTGTAGCCTTAAAGCATAGGAAGATTTACCCTCGTTCTCTAAGATTCTAATTTTTTGGTTGTTAATATCTATCTCGTCTTGCTTTGCTTTTCTAAACGCTTTAGCTTGCTCGGTATTGGCTTTTATTTGTTCGTTTATTCTATCTAAATTAGCCTTATGTTCTTTAGATCGTTGCTCGGCTAGTTGTTCTTCTGTAACTGCTTGTTCTTGAAGTGTACCAGTTAAGAATTGAATAAGCGTTATAAATGGCTTAACCGCACTCTCTAAGAAATCTAAAACGGAGGCTTTTACCGCGTCGAAGTTCTTAACTAAAGCGACTATACCAGTAATTAACAAACCTACTGCGGTAACTATTAATCCGATAGGGTTAGCCTTTAGAACTACATTAAATGCTTTTTGTGCGATAGTAGCCGCTTTCGTAGCAACTAACATGGCTTTCTCAACAACTAGCCTACCCTTGTCTACTATAAAGTTTTTAGCCTTGATTATACCGCTTTCTTTATCTAAAGAGTTTAGTAACTTTCGCGCAGATGCTACACCTTCAATAGCACCCTTAAACGCCATTGATACACCTAACGCTTTTTCTATGTTCGCGGCTATTTGTTCCAAAGTATCGGACTCTCCCCCAAGCAGAACGAACGCGCTGGTAACATCTCCAACCGCACCCGCTACACTTCCTAATTCAGAAGCTTGTTGCTCAACGTCTAAAGCCTCATAACCTAGTTCTAAGTTTTTTAGTTCCTTGTTATTTCTTACTAACTCCTTACGTAAATCCTCGTACTGCTGCGTACCTATTTCGGTTTTAGAGAGTTCTTCGTTTACGTCTTGGACTCTTTTCTCTAAATCCGCTAAAGTCTTAGGAGCGTCTCCAGCGTCAAGGTTTAACTTAAATGCTACGTTTTCTGCCATTATAGGTAAGTATTTTCAATTAATAAAAGTTCAAATTCAACCGCTATCGATGCCGTTCCGCCACTTGTATAGTTTGCAAGAAATCCAATATCTGTATATTCTGAATATGATTCGTTCGCCTTATGTTCAAATTGATAAACACTTGATGCACCTGTATAAATGCTTTGGGCTTTCATCACTCCCGTATATGGCGATGATACATCGTTAGCATCTGATCTATTAAAAAAATATAAATTTGCAGATTTATTTCCATCAATGGAAAAGATTTGCGATAATATAAACGCGGTATAGCCTGCTGGTACGGTGTATGCTCCTATTAATGATTCTCCTGCGCCGAAATTTGTTGTAATTGTCGGAATGGTCGACCATGTTGCGCCACCTCCAGCGCCTCTCAAGGTTAATGTTCCCCTTTGTGATGCTTGCGCTTGATTTGCATATCTGCCCGATTCGCTCACATACATTCCAAAAACGCGTATAAATTGATTTGATAGCGCAACGGGTGTCGTTCCGCTTAATGTGACTTCTTCTGTTTGTACATTCCATGATGAATCCAAGCCCTGAACGGTTACTTTGTGCGCTCCATTTCCAGCTGGTTGATCTTGTGCTTGATCGGATAAAATTTCAAGACTAGCTGCCGCTGTTGGTGTTTGATAATTACCACCATTGCAAACAGGAGCAAGATTTGAACCTACTGCCGTATTTTTGCCGAATTGATGAACGATTGAATGACCAGGCACTTGTCCTTTAGAAACTTGAACTAGCCAATCTGTTGTACCGAAATAACTCATAATTAAATTATAATAAAATTAGTGCCGTCGTATTGAACGGCTATATTATCGTATAGCGTTAAAACATTAACCGAAGCCGAGCCGTCGATAGTGCCACCACCTACTGATATTATTAATTGATTTGATGCGCTAGACTTTTTAAAGTTCCATATTTGCCCCTCTTTATAAATCTCCCCTACTAGGTTAAATGTCATTGTTATATCTCCGCTTGAAGTATCGCAAATATACGTTAGAACGTCACTCTGTACCGTTTGACTAGTCGTAACCGTTTCGACTGCTGTAGGTAAGCTTATTTGATCTGGGTTAACCTTTTGACCTCCGATATAAGTTACTCCCGATTCCGTTACAGTTACACCGTCAGTATTAATTAATACAACGTCTGCCAATCCCGCGGATATTATGTTATTGTTAGAGTCTATTAAAGTCGCTCCATCTACGCCAGAGTAAACCTGGTTACCGTCACCTTTTATACTTACGTTAGTTGCTTTAATACTTACAAAGTTGTCCTCTCCCGTTACTTCATTAGTACGCGCGTTGTAGTTATTACCGTCTTGTTGTGGGCTTTGTGTAATTCCTTTTAATGGACTAAACTCTTGTTGGTTAACTTCTCCCCCCGTTGTACCGTCATCGGTTTGAGGCTCGAAAGGACTACCCCCACCATCAGCAGGTACTAACGTAGGTTTAAACGGGCTAACCTCTTTTAGCTTTAGGAATACACATTTAGTTAATTCATTCGATGTAGGGTTAAATCCTTGCACCTCCTGAAGTCTAAAATAAGCGTTATCAAAATAGTATAAGTTTCTAAAAGACCATGTTTTAAAATCTACCGCGTCCATGTTAACGAAAGCTTCGACTAACTTACTATCCTTGTCCGTTATCTCTCTAATGTACTTAGAATGATATTTATTATAAAGGTTATTGTCCGTCGGTATAATATCGTCGATGAAGTCGTAATAATAAACCTCACGAACTAAACCAAAGTTAATATCTAAAGTAGGGTTAAATGGATCATCAAAGTGTCCAGCGTATGGGTATTGAGATTGTGAGATAGGCAGGAATACCGAGCTTTGATGTATCCAGTTTTCAAAGTTATCTTTTAACCCTCCGTAGTAAAGCGTTCGCCAGTTAAACTTAGTACTAACTCTATTACCTAGTGCGTCTACTTTTAAAATAGTCGAAACGACTCTATTGTTTCCATTGCCTTGGTCAGCTAACGGTGTAGGGCTAGAACTAACCTCTGTTTTACTTACCTTCTCGCTAAAATCGTTAGTTGTTAGTATTGATCGTTGCCCGTAAGTTTCTAACCAATCCGACTTATATTTTTGGTTTAAATAATCGTCGTCATCTTTATGTTTGTATAGGTATTCTTTAGCGTCTAATGCCCCTACTGGTTTGTATATTATCCCCTTATCAATAGAAACCTTTTCCCGTAAGTCTATTACCTCGGTATTATAAAACGTATCTCTAGGAGAGTATATTAAATGCTTTGGCTTATCTGGATCAACATCTACAAATAGATTGTATTCTTTGATATAGTTTATTAAGAAATCTAACTGCTTGACACCTTCGGGTATTGCGCGATTTACATCAAATATACTACCCTCGATCATATTGGTATTGGAAACCTTACCCGCTAAAGTGCTAGTGATACCGCTAACCAAATTTAACGTAGCATTACCGCCAGAGAAAGTACCTCCTCCATCTCTAAAGTAGTTTGGAAATTCAGTCTCGTAATTAGCGGTATATTCAACATAAACTTGGTCTCCCGTATTCATTTCTTTATTGATAATTGCTAACTGCACTCTATTTGCTGGGTTAACTTCCCTAGGAATATCGACAAGGAAAAGCTCTGTGAAGTAGTCAGGATCGCCAGCCGTTGGAGATAAGTTAGACGTTCTATTGCCAATAGAAAAGCCCTCATGTTTTATTCTAAAGTTTATTTCTTCTATAGTTGTGGTTATTAACGTGTTACTATCAAAGAATTTAATCCTAGCAATAAAATCAACCTCCCCGAGGCTCTCCAAACTAGATATAGTATCGGTAGGATTAAAGCTAACGAAAACATCAAATATAGAAGTAATGGAATACACCCCTAAAGCAGGCGCGGTAAACTTTCCGTTAACGTTATTATAAACACCTCCAGCGTCTGACTCTTCTACTGTGAATATAATTGTGTCAGGAGTACTAAAAGAACCCTTAGTTAAGTTGTTAGAGGTGTCTGTGCCCGTATCGTCGAATACCGCCGTGTTAGCTTTGAACTCTCTTAACTCTATCTCGTCAGAAGTTAGCTTATATTTGTCTGGACTTCCAGGTACTATTAACCGTTTAAAATGATCCTCGAAATCTGAATCGAGAAACTCGTAAGTAAACCCCGCTTGATCATGTATTCTATCCCAATATTCTTTAACATAGATACAACAAGCAAGTTCCATTGCATGGTAAATTCTTGCGTCGCTAGAAAGTCCAAAATCTATAAGCGGGTAAATATAACCCTTTCCATAAGATGCAGCCGTTAACGCTCCCGATTCGATTATTTGCCAAGGATAACCAGCGTTCCCAGTTGAATAATTTTGTATCTGTTGGTTAATGATATGGTCGTAAATATCTAACCCTGTTAAATCGGTTAACTCTAAGTTTTGTATCGACTTCATTAAATTAGCAAACTCCGAATAGATTACTATTTTGTACTCTATTTCTTTGTTATCCGTTAAGCTAATTTCTTTAAGTTGACAATAACCTATAATCGTTTCCGCACCGTCTACAATATATCTGCAATCAGCTTTTTGTGTAACGTCAAAAGATAAAGTCTCTATATTGATATCCCAAATAGAACCGAAAAGTATATTAGCTTCTTTTGAATGCGGTATAGTTACCGATTTAGAATAAGTAGCGTTCCGTTTCTCTGGGTTCTTTATATCAGTTATAGAACGAGTAAAAGACGGATCAAGAGAACGGCTTAAAGGTATTTCAATATCATTTATAAATAATTGCTCTCTCATTATCTACGCTGTCTAAAGTTATCTGATAATTCTAATTCGATACTAAAATTAAACACCTTATCTACTTGGTCTTTTAACTCTCTCCATGATTTAGAGCCTTTGATTATCGCAGGCTTAAAGTTATGGTCTCCGTTATTATCTACAAACTCAACAAATAGCTGAGGACTAAATACCATCTCCTTTAACCAGTTTAGTTGAGTCTCGTTAATTAGTCCGCTTTCCAACTCAAGCCTATTAGAATACTTTGTATAATAGTTAACTTTCTTAATTGTGTCGTGACTATAAACTAACCCCGTAGAAGTTATGTTATTAGCGTTCGTGGTATAATCCTTACTCTCTCCATCGGATAACCTTTTACTATTACCTTTGAAATTAAAAGAATCGTAAGCCCCGTATTCGTTCTTGAAATGTACTCTAAACGTTTCGTAAAAGCATTCGCTATCAATTGTAAAATATAATATTTCACCTACGGCGGTACCTGGACTTTGAAAGCATTGAACGGTATAACTAGCAACGGATGAAGTAATAACAGGTTGAGCGCCTACTAAGAAAGCCCCCGTTATATTATTAAGGCTTTGCGGTGCGGTTGCTACACTATTCATCCTAGACCTATCCGAAGCCGTTACCGCGTTGTTAGGTATATCAAAAGTAGAAATTAAAGCCCCCGCAGAATCGTAAGTTAATACCCTCATAAAGTCTACGCTTGCTGGAGTTTCGCTTAAATACCAATGCCAGCCTAAATCAGTAATATAAACGCTTGGCGTTTTGTAGTTGGTTAAAAACTCGCCTTGGTTATTAGTATCAAACAAGTATAGCAAGTATTCAGAATTGTTATAGAAGTCTATCCATCTATGCTCTTCTAAGCTACCGCCAAAAGCGTATTTATCTGTACCCGTTACTAGGTTTTTATATTCTACGATAGGATCGTTAGCGGTTAGCCTATACTCTTCTCCGTACTCTACAAAATATCTAATTACCGCGTTATCCGTTATTCTTATGGCGTCTGTATCGTCGTGAGGTACGATATTCTCCTTAATGTACTTTTCAACGTGTCCGCTTAAATCCTGAACGCCTCTACCTAATAATGGGTCTGGGGTAACCTTTGCCGTGAATACAACCGTAGAGCCGCTAATATAGTCTACTATCTTAATATCGAAGATATATCTGTAATCTGGTTTAGTCCTAATAGAAGCGTCGTTTTGAAACACTTGAACCTCCATCTTATTATAGACGGGACTAAATAACCTTGTATCTGTATTAATTACTATCGCCATTGAGCGTTATTTTTATGTTTGGTTCTCCTTGTGTATTTTTTCTTATTCTTATACACGTTAGGTCTTGTGGCTATCTGTATCTCTTGTTGAGTAACCTGTATTGTTTTAAGTTGCTTCACCTTTGAAAGCCTTTTTTAAACTAATTGTTATTTCTTTTGCTCCTACTTCTTCCAATCTATTAACTAAATCCTCGGCTAATTTGTTATCAACTACGTCAGAATAAAAGTTAGTTGCTCGTATACCTCTGTAGAATACCGAGTTTTGAACTACGAAAGGATTTACCCCATTGTTATAAGACCAAGGTTCTAGCGCGCTTATAGGGGGCTTCTTGCCGTTCTTCTTAAAACTAAACGGGCTAGTGTTGTTCTTTTTAACGTAAGAGAATAAGCCAGACTTACTTACACCGCCTACACCTTGCACCCCTTTATCAACAAACTCCCAGTAGTCCTCCATCTTCAACTCGAACTGATAATTAGTACCTAGGAATTTAATATCAAATATAATAGACTGCTCTAACGTCTTAGGGGTAATAGAGGTTATTTCTTTTTGTAAGTTCTTTCGTAGGTCAGCTTGTAACTTATTACCGAAGTCTTGAAGTACCCCAGCTATTGTGTTCTCCTTACCTAGTGTTACTAAGTCCTTATCTTCTATGCCTAGCAAGTTCTTGCTCATGTCTTTCTCTTTCTTCTTCTGCTTGTATTGAGTAGTATTGCGCTTTACTTAAAAAATCTATCACGTTCCTTTTAGCGGTATTATCCCAATTCTCATTTAGTCGTTTACTAATCGCTTCGATTGTCGCAAACCATCCATATATTCTTTGTAATCTTCCAGGACTTCCTCCCTCATCCGCTTCGATATCTCGATTGAAGAGGTAAGGAAATAGTCTGTAAATTCGTTTCGTGTCTTCAAAAAAAAACTGGTTATTGGATAGGTGATCGTTACGGGAAGATCGTTAAATCCTTTAACTCTTTCTGGTATCTCGCTCTCGTTAAACTCGAAATACTTACGCTGTAATAAACCTAGTTTAAACGGTCTACAGATATAATACATCGCCAAAGCTAGATCGTCGTTCTTTGCTGCTTCTTGAACTCCTGCGAATCGTTCTGCTGTTAGTTCTTTCGGATTCATTGTAACCTCGTACCAAACGCCATTTAGTTTAAATGTCTCGTATATCTTTTGCGGTATTGGAGTAGTCAATAAGTTTTTAACGCTCTGCAATTCTCCCAAAGGTATTTTCTTTGCCTCGTCTTCTGTTACCCCTAACAAAATAGCATTCTGCTTAATCAGTAGTTGAACGCGCTCTAATTCGCTTTCGGGCTTCTCCTTTAAAGTCTTGGCGTACTTCTGAAAGTTTAACGTGCTTATATCATTCCAGTTCATATCTATTAAACGTTTAGTTATCTTATTATGTTATAGACTCCGCTTTTCTTCATAGTCTTTTTAGCATGTCTTGTTATTGCTCTACTCATTACATAATCGTCATGCAGTCCTGCGGGCGCAGAATATTTAATGGCTCTAGTCTTTAGGTTGTACTCATAGGTAAACGTTTGTAATTCGCTTACTTGCCAATCATAACCAATAATAGATAACTCCTTATTCTCAAACCCTACTATCAAATCCTCAACTATCGCTTGCTTACTTTTGCTTGTCGTTACGAATGGTTTTATACTTGTCTTCGGATAGTTAACCGCGTTTCGTATCTGTTCAAATATAGCATCCTGCGCTCCGTTTGCTTCTACCAACGTCTTAGGCTTGTACTTGTTTAATACCGCTACTATGTTATTGATTATCGCGCTCCAATCCATATGCCTCCATCTATTACTATAGACCTCTTGGTCCTGCTCGTTTACTATTGTTAGCACCGTCCAGTCATCCGCGCGCCCTAAGTCAATACCAGCGAATAGATGGTTAGTCTTATTTGCTTGGTTAATACATTCGTTTATATTTCGGAATACGCTTGAACCGTCATCTAAGAACTCGGCTAAATATTCTTGTTTGAAGATATGTTCTGGAAGTGATCGCCTCGCGTCTTCTATTTCTTCGGGATCGATAAACGGATTATCATAAGAAGTACCAAAGAATGATTTATATTGCGGATTATCGTTAGCCAGGTTAAAGACCTTATAAAATTGGTTCTTACCTTTAGGCGTTGACATTATCAAAACCTTCTTACCTTTGACTAGCACCGTAGCCTTTAGGACCTCATCCCAAGCTTGTGGTTTAAAAAAGGCGAACTCATCACAAACTAAACCGTCAAACGTTTCCCCTCGTATAGTGTCGTAGGCTTCTGCTGAATAGAATAGTATAACGCTCCCCGTATCAAACTCTATAATCAAATCTGAGTTATTGATACGAACGACAAAAGGACACTTTCCTAATGCCCTTACTACTTCCTTAAATACTTTCTTGCATTGTTTGTAAGTCGGAGAAATCCAGCCTACTTTCCAGTTCTTATTTTCAATAGCCCACTTTAATGCTTGATTCTCTCCGAGTAAAGTCTTACCAAACTGCCTCCCTATTGATACTACAAAATACTTACCTTCTTCGTTAATGGCTTTGTGTATCTCTAGTTGCTTTGGATGAGGCTTATATAGTTTGAGTTTACCCATTTAAGTCTAAGTACTTTTGTGTCCCCATACTCGATAGATGCCAGGCGCAACAAGTATTACAATAGTAAACGTTTTTTAAATCAAAGTCTTTGATTTTCTTGTTGACTAGTTTTAAACGTTTCTTTGCTTCTCTACGAGTTGAAAAGCATTTCTTTTTACAGTACATACTAGCCCCATTCTGTTTTGTGGCTTGTATCTTTATGCTCGTACTTCTCTGGTTCGTATAATCCAGTTAACTTACTTATCTCTGCTAGTGATCCGCGATAGTCTGAACCCTTAACCATTTCTTTTAATAGGTAGAATCTTTGCACCTCGTCTTTTGTCTTGTCATTCTTCTTACCTAACTCCCATAATTCCTCCCAAGCTTCGATCATTTTAAAGTGGTGACTTATGATTCTATCGCGGTCTACTTTGTGTTCTTCTTTTAGTTGTTCTCTTAATTTTTCAATAGTTGTACTTATGTTATACTGAGAGGCTAATCTAGAGGCTTTCGCTTTAATAGTCTCAACGCTTGTTGTTTCACTAACATTATACGCTTGTCTATAAGCTTCGGATTGATTACCTAGCTTAACAACCAATTGAGCAAACTTTTCTTGTTTAATCGTTAGTTTCTTCATCGTCTTTAAAATAATCCGTTATCGCAAAGAATAGACTCCATCCTATTTGATGGATGAATAAAGCTAATAGCATATTTAAGACTATCTCTGTACTTATCATAAAGCGTTTATCTCGTCTATTATTTCTTGTTTCTTCTTACCCTTAACAGATAATCCTTTACTCGTTGCGTACTTCTTTAACTCTCCCCACTTTAATTTTGTTAGGTCAACAATAGCAGGAATGCTTAACTCTTCAACCATTTGTTCAGCTATTTGATTTGCCAACGAATTAAGGTTTTCAGTTTTTTCTTCTAATGTTCCTTGAAATTCTAAATCTTCAGATATTCTTTCTATAACTTCTGATGGTTCTTTGCTGAAATCTTTTGGTAATACTTCCATATCTTTTTTATTTACTTGTGGCACTCCTTTAAATTCTACTGTCTTCTCTTCCTCCTTAATCTTGATCCATCGACGTAGATTAAACATCATTGATTTAACACAAGAAGCGCAAGCCATATCCGTAGGGAATAACTCAATGTTGGTCTTGCCGTATATGACTAAACGCTCATGCATCCTTAACCTATAATCTAAGTCGTTTAATTCTTCTCGTATCTTTAGATTAGGCATAGCGCCTTTATCTAGGTACATGTCTATGTAAACTCTATACGGTTCTACTTCTTCTAAAAAATTCATGCTAAGATCAAATAAATTCCAGCCGCAGCCATTCCTAAATAAAACAACGTCTTAATTACCAAGACAGTTGTGCTTTCTTTTGGTTCTTCGCTCATCGTATTAGTTTTAATTGAACTACTCTATAAATCAAAGGTATTGATAGATATCCGTATTCGTATGTAAATATAGTTAAAATAATTGATGTCCAAAAGGATAAACAGAAAATACAGTTTAACGGCTTTTCATTTATCTTGTATAATTGTAGGCGGTTAATCCCTAAGTCGTTTGGCTCAATCATGAACTTTTGATAAACGTATAGTAAACCTATTGTCGCTAGTATTATTTCAAATTGCATTGTATCTTTTTTATTATTCCTTTAATTCTCTTGCTTGCGTGCTGTCTTGATATCTTAGTATCGGATTCAATCCAAACGTAGTTTAAATCATGTTGCAAGTATGCCTTAATCCATAGTATCTCCGTATGCGTTAAGTTAGATTCTCTTATGATATCGTCTACCTTTTTTTTAAAGTTCTCGTTGTCTAACGCTTCGATATAACTAAGGTCGTCAACTATTACTAATCTATTACACTTCCTATCGTCTAGCATTTGATTTTTGGCTATTGTATAAATCCATGCGTTGACGTTTTCATCCCTTGGAGGGTTCTCTATCATTTTAATGTAAACTTCTTGCGCTAGGTCTTCATAACCGTTTGGGCATATCGCCTTGCATATCGGTTCTACCTGGTCAAAGTATTTATCTAAAACGCTCACGGTTTGCAATATACAAAAAATTTAATTACCACTCTCACCAAAAGCCGATTTAGATAGTATTGAAAGTATGTAATATTTTAGTTTCATAATCTATTTATTTATCCATTAATTGCAAAAAAGAATCACCTAAATGTTTGTCAATTTCTTTTATTGCTCTGTATATTTTCCGACTGTTTATTTTGTTTTCCTCTTTTTCTGCTTTTGTTGAATCAACACCTTGATGAGCATAAATTCTTGCATCTATTCTAAGCAATTCATCGATTTTCTTTTTATCATCCCACGTCTTAAAGTTTAGGATTTTTTCAATATCGTTAATTGTATACATAATTTATTTATTTTAATTTATATTTCTTTTTCAAATATTCATTCCATTGTTGTTGCTTTCTTCCATTGATGAAGAACCAACCTAGATTTATCTCAAACCACTTAATCATCTTTGTTTTGGTTTAATTTATATTCTTTCATTAACTCATCATAACCAACCCCATTTAACCATTTTTCACAATAATAAGGAATCATTAATAGCCAAAATTCATAATGTATATCTTTACTCATCTTTGTTTTGGTTTAAGTTTATCCTTTATTATTCTAACGTCAGGACATACGCCTAACTTTGGTTTGTTATTCTTCGGATCAAACAAAAAGTCGATTGACCGCTTGTATCTTTTATTCATACAATCACGCACACACCATTTTCCGTTGATTTGTGGGCTTGAAATTGATTCGACGATAATTGTATCACCGAAACGAAAAAAGCCTCTAAAAACGCTTGTATCGTATTCGTGCAATTTCTGACGTTCTTCATCCCATATTAAATCCCTAGACAAAGCGCACCATCTTAATTGACCATTTGCAAGTTTATCTAATTCTATTCGGCTACCGTCAGCAGTCGTCAACGGATCAGAATCGCATTGAGTTACTTCTGCGTTGTAAGTAGTTGCCCTGTCTAGTTCAATCGGATATTGGACGAACAAAGAAACGCACATTGCTATTTTTGCTATCATAATCTTGTTTTAGTTTGTGTTCAAAAATGGGAGAACCTTATAACTCCCTTGAACATCAAAATGGTATAGAAAGGTTTTTGAAATTGTTTTTACATATTACCGTAACCATTACCTTTAGATTTTTGAAGTTTAAAAGTTGATTTGTTAAGGTTGTTAGGTACATTCTGTAATCTTGTTTTTAAAGTTGAATAGATAACAAAAGTTGTCAAACATTGTTTCCCCCACTTTGATTGAAATTCTTTTTTTGCTTCTACTTCTTTTTTAACTTGTTCTCTATACTCATCAGTGATAACGCCATCAACTTTCCAAGTGATTTTTTTACCTTTAGCGCAAAGTTTATGTAAACTTGTAATATCTTCTTCTATTGTTGTTTCATTCATCAATGCATCTAACTTAGCTTCTAATTCTTCAGTAGTGTATTCTTTACAGTTATTGTTGTTTAATTGTATAGTTTCCATTTGTTTTTGTTTTAATGTTCC